GGCTACCCGCTTGGATTGGTCGAGAGCCAAATTCTTGATTTGCCCGAGCCTGCGCTTGTTCCTGCGTCACATTGTCAGGAACATTGTCGTAAGTGTGCGTGCCGCCACCGGGAAGCGTAACCGTGATTGATTTAGGCATTACCAGTTGCTCCGACTAGAACCGCCTTGAGTGCCAGAAGGCGCACCCCCCGGCAACTCCGGCATGACAACATTTAACCCCGCAGCGCGGGCTTTGTCATAAAGGAACTTTGCAACACGCTTCAGTTCTTTTTCAAACTCGGTTTCTTTCATTGCGGGGTCAAGTGCGCCTACGGCGGCAGAAAGTTTTTTGCCTTCCGCGTCAGACAACGCGCCCATGCCTTTAAGCGCAGACACCATTGGAATAAAAGTCTGCGCCTTAAATGTTTCCAACTGCGCTTGAAATCCTCGCGCATCAGTACCGGGAATATTTCCAAGAAACGACGATGCGCCAGTACCCGCCTTGCGACCGGGATGCACAAGCAATTGCCCAATAGTGTCAAGCGTGTTTTGCGTGTCAATAGAACGCTGCTCAAGAGCGCGTCCACGCTCAACATCGGCAATTTCTTGTGCCGCTGTGCGAGAAGTGTACGGAGTCATCCCAGCCGCTTGGCTGCGCGGGACAAGGATGGGGTTGCCATCTTCGCCTCTGACGCTCACCAACGGCTCGTTCCTGCCGCCGCCCGTCACAATGACCTGCGGCCTGCGAGCCTCGGCAATGCTGCCCTGCTGCTCGGCATAACCCGCGATTGGTTCAAACCCGCCCGTTTGCTCGTTAAAGGCCATGCCGCCCGCAACCGTGGGGGCTTTGGCTCTTGATTGCAACACGCCAAAGTTGCCCGTGCTGTGATACTCCGCAAGGCTTTCGGGCGTGAAGTCGGCGGGGTTGACCGCACCGATTTCCGGCTGCTTCGGCTGCATCGCCCCGTACTGCATCTGCCCGATTTTCTGCACAAGCGGGTTCTGGCTAGTCAGCACGCCCTCAAGGGCAAGCGCACGCCGCTGGCCTTGCGTCAGATTGCCATAGCGCGACAACTGCACCTGCGGGGCTTCCATCGGCGGGGGTGCGCCAAAGTCGATTTGAGCAGGGGCCGTGATGCGACCGCCCTCCAATTGTGGCGCGGTGACGGTCGGAGTACCCATCGGCATATCCGGCTGCTTGGCCTCCGTGACGGTATCTTCCTCCGTCAATGCTTTGAGGAACTGGCGCGCCTCTCGCGTTTGCGCCTCTTGTGCGCTTTCCTCGGCTTCCTCGGCCTTGCGTGCGCTACGGGCGGCGAGGAACGCTTGCAGACCCTGCACCAGAGGCGCAGCGGCGGGGATGGGGGCGTTCTGGATGTCACCCGGCTGGTATGCCTGCTGCGCCATCAGTTCAGCCATACGGCGGCGACGGCGCGCCTCGGCGGCTTGCCGCTGGTACTCGTTGGGCAAAACGAAGGTTGAGACTGTTTCGTAGCGTCCGTCAGCCATTCTCAAACCCTCCACGGTCGGGGCCACCCTGCGGGTTGGTCATCCCCGGCGACTTTGCCATCTTGGGGTACTGGCGCAAAAACTGACGGGGCGCACGGTTCACATCCGCAGCGTTCTGCGGGGGCGTGTACTGCATATCTGTCTGCGCCCCTGCGTTGTTGCTGATTTGCTGGCTCTGGCCCTGCATCTGGAGCATTCGCGCCATGCGCTGACCACGACCGCCGTTCATCACGGGGGGAGCGTTAAAAGACTGATATGGAGTTCTCATTATCCACCAAATCCTTTACCGAAGAAGCCACCGCCTGCCGCCGCGCCAAGACCGCCCGCAAGGTTGCCGTACAGCCCCATGCGGGCGTTGTATGCGCTGACTTGATTGCCGTAATTTTGCTGCGCGAAATTGCCCGCTGCCTGCGTTGCGCCGAAGATGGGAGCCGCCCCAACCTCTGCGCCCTGATAGGCTTGGAACTGCGGCATCTGCACCTGCGCGCCACCCATGATGGCGGCAATCTCGTTGAGCGGTTGCGAGCGCAACGCCAACTGCTCTTGTATCGCCGCTTGACGCTGCGCATTCTGGAACGCCGCCGCCGCTTGCGCTTGGTTGAACCCTTGCGCTTGGAGAGCCGCTTGCGCCTGCGCTTGCTGCAATGCCGCCTGTTGGTTCTGGGCAATCGTCGCGTTGTACAAACCCGCGATGTCCATGTTCTGCCCGAACTGCTGTGCCGCAGCCGTGTTGTACGCACCCGCCGCGCCGATACCCTGTTGGAAGTTCTGCGCGATGGCACGGTTAACGGCTTCTTGCGCTGCCTGTCCAGTCTGGAACGAGGCCATCTGCGCCTCGCGCCCGAATTCACCCGCCGCAAGCCGCTGCGCGAACTGCTGCGCCTGTGCTTGGTTGGCAAACTGACCCGATTGGAGAGCAATCTGCGCGTTTTGGGCGATGGCAGCGTTCTGCGCTTGTTGTGCCTGCTGACCCATCTCAAACTGCTGACCCGTCAGCGCAGCACCAACCTGCGTTCCCGTCACAGCCTGACCAAACCGCTGCGCTTGCGCGGCCCGTGCAGCCTCGTCAACCGCCATCGCTTGACCAAAGTTTTGCGCCATCGCTGCGTTTTGCGCCTGTTGTGCTTGTTGCGCCGTCTGGAACGCCGCTAACTGACCCTGCCGCCCAAACTCACCCGATGCCAACCGCTGTTGGAAGTTCTGCGCTTGCGCTTGATTCGCCATCGCCTGCGCGGCCTGCGCTTGACCGAAGTTCTGCCCGATGGCCTGATTGCCCGCCGCTTGACTCTGAAGGGCCGCTTGGAACGCCGCCAACTGCGCCTCGTTGCCGAACTGCCCCGCCTGCGCCCGCTGCCCGAAAGCCTGCTGCTGCGCTTGGTTCTCCGCAGCCTGACGCGCCAAAGCGTTCTGGAAGTTCTGTTGCGCTGCCGCGTTCTGCGCTGCCGTGGCCTGTTGTCCCGCGCCAAAGCCCGCCAGAGCCGCTTGGTTGGCAAAGCCACCCAGAGCCTGTGCCTCGCCTAGCCCCTGCTGACGAGCCGCCATATCGAGGCTCAAGCCCTGTAGCGCGGCTTGCGTCCGCAGGTCGTTCTCCTGCTGCTGTTGCTCGGTGATGGCAGCACCATACGCCTCGCCGCCGCGCACCAGTCCCTGATTGGCGAGTTGGGTTTCCAATTGCGCCCGCTGACGCTGCAACTGCGGCTCAAGGCGCGACATGATGGCTTGCTGCGCCGTCATTCCCGCGTTAACGGGCATCGCGGCGAGTTGGGAGGTGTCCAACTGGCCTTGAAGCGTCGGAGCGGCAGGGCCACCCTGCATCGCCGCAGCAGCCCCCGGCGCACGGGCCACATCGCCTACGCCTGTCAGGTCGTACTGACCGCGAAGCGACGGCGCGCCTACGCCGCCCTGCGCTACGCCGAACGCACCGCCGCCCGGCCCACCGCCCGCCATGCCAAGACCGGAGGTGTCGAGCGTGGATGCGCCGATGCCCGAAGGCCCGCCTTGCGCCATCCCAAACTGCCCCGGCGCAACATTGACTTGCGCCCCGCCGACACCAGACAGGTTCAACCCTTGCAGCGTTCCCGCCGCTGGGCCACCCTGCGCCGTGCCGAACTGACCCACCCCCGTCTGCACAGGGGCAAGGCCGGAGGTGTCCAGACCGCCAAACTGCACGCCAGCGGGGCCACCCGCAGCCATGCCGTACTGCCCCGCCGTGGGGCCGAAGTTGACCGGGAGCGCGGATACATCAGCCCTTGCTTCACCGCGCAACTCGGGAACTGTCGGCAGGTTGCCGTAGCCGCCAAAGTTGAACTGCTGCGCGGGTATGCCTTGCGGGGTGAAGTTCGTGGCGTAGATGTCCGACACGCGCCCGATGGCTTGTTCGCCAAGACCGGACAACGCACGCTCAACGCGCTGCTGCGCCTCAAGGGTCGCCTGCGCCTCGGGGGTCAGGTACTGCTCGATGGTAGGGGTGTCCAAGTCCACCATCTCGGTGAACATCTCGCGGGTCGGCATGACCTCGCCCAGATACTCCCCGCCGCCGTAGCCTTGCATTGCGCGGCTTGTTGCTCCCGGCCCCATGCTAGACGCATCAAGGCGACCGCCGCCGATAAGCATAGCGGTCGGAACCTGCGCGCCTGTAGGCAGCGTGGTGAAGACGGCGCGGTTCTGCGTGTAATCGCGGTCAAGGCCCAATGCCTCGCGCCGAGCGGAGGGCATACCGCCTTCCTTCATGCCGCCGTACAGACCTTCACCAACGCGCGCGGTTTCGCCACCCGTTGTGGGCTGGAACGCGCCACCGCCCGTATCAATCGGGGCAGTTTGGGGCGGCGTTCCGGTCGGAGGTGCGCCCGTGGGAGGCGCGCCGGGAGCCTGCGGGTTACGCGCACGCCAGTTCGCCATCGCGGCGTTGTAGGCGTTCATGTTGAACTGCGGGCGACCAAAGGTGACGCGCTGCCCGCCAAGCGGGGTGATGACATTGGGGTTCGACAGCCGCGCCGTGAGCCGCGCTGCCTCTAGGTTGGCGATGCCCTGCTGCTGTGCCGCACCCGCGTAGTCAGGTGCTGGCGGCGGTGCTGGTGATTTTTTGCCCATAACGGTGTCCTAAATAACGACACGCATCGCGTGTCATGGTCAGGAAAACAACATCACCGTCGGTGTCGGCGTCTTTGATTCGCGCTTCCTCGGTGAAACCCATTTTACGCACAAGCGACAACGCTTTCGCGTTCTTGCTACCCACAGGGGCGATGATTTTGTCAACCCCACAGACATTGAACGGATAGTCGAAAATGGCGGCGATGTAAGCCGGGGTTAAGCGGTCAAGGAACGCGATGTGGCAGACGATGCTGCGCCCGTTCCAGTTCTCGTAGACCACGCCGCAGACCAACTCATCTCCCTTACGCAGCCCGATGGCGTTGGAGCGTTCGGCGTGATACCCGCCGCCCGTGTGTCCGCATACCCATTCGCCCACATCGGGGCCGCTTGTTATATGCCAGCCCATCCGAGTTGATACACCACATCAGTTGAGGCCCATTGGATAGCCAGTTTCTTGCTGCTGCTCTGGAACTGGATAGCCCCGCAAAACCCTACGCCCGTCACACCTTGCCAGTTGTTTTGTACCTCAAGGTCGGAACCCCACACGCCCGTATCCCAGAGCGCGGTGTCCCAAAACGCCGTGGTCGGCGGCGAGAACGAGATAGGGGCCACATTGTCAGCGATGTTGAAATCGACATTGATGCCGACCGTCACCGCTGGCGTGCCGTTGCTGAAGATGGAAGGCCGCGCGCGCGTAAAAATCTTCTTTACGCCGCGCGTCTCAAAGTAGTTGAAGGCTTGCAGTATCCGACCGTTGATGTTGTTGGCATCGTCGATGTACCCATCGCTGCTTGTTGTCCACGCCTTTGCCACAAAGGTCGCCGCACCGAAATACGGGGTGTCATCCAACAAACCGAAATGAAAAGCGTTCCACCCCGTGAACTTGCACCACGCTTTCGTGATGTTGTTCATCACGAACTGCTCTTGCGCGCCCTCGCGCACGGGGACATTGACGATAAGGGCGTTGTTCTTCGGGTTGTACAACATACACCACCCGAAGTTGCTGCCGTAGGTCGCAGCCGCCGCCGCAAACGCGCCTTGAATCTTGTCCGAAAGCGCGATGTTGGGGTCAAGCCGCGAGGATTGCAGCGCAGAGGCAAGCGGCACAAGCCCATCAAGCGTGAGGATGAGCAAATCGCCGCCGTACTTCATCAGGCAGCGGTTGCCGATGGGCGAACCCACAATCCATACGCCAATCAACGCCCATGTCGAGGCCGATGAGGGGTCAGTCCCGCGATAGACGATGACCTCACCCTTGTCGGTGACGAACACAAGGTTGTCATCGACACCGTAACCCGCGTCAATCGTCCACGATGCCATCGACACCAATACGCCGCCGAGCCGCGCGATAGAGGACAGGTCTAACACCTGCGCTGCACCGCCGACGCTGGAGGTAGGTAGATACCACGCCTTCAGCGTGTCCTTTTGAATGAACCACATCCGGTTCTTGAACAGCGTCGGAGAGGTGAGCGTGGTGGTTGTGACACCCGTGATGGCAGGGGATGACGCTCCCGTGATGCTCGTCCATGTCGTGCCGTTGTAAAGATACGGGGTGTTGACCCCGTTGGCGGCGTAGAGATAGTTACCGCCGGAAGTCGTGATGTTGGTGTATTCCCACTTGGAGTTGGACAACCCGCTGACCGCCGCCGCACCGATAACCCCCGCTGCCGTGGCGTTGTAGAACTTGCCATCCGACACCGCCCACAACTGGTCGGTCGTGCCGCCGCTGTAGGTCATCAGCGTCTCTACATCGTCGGGGAACCCCGTGGCGTGCTTCACATACCCGCCGCGCAGCACGACATTGGAGACACCGGGAAAGTAGTTCTCCAACTGCACGGCATCCGTAGGGGCCATGTTCGCAAGCGAGTCGCGCGCGTTCCACCCGCCCACAGGCGCGGGCAGGCTGGCGACATTTGCCGCAGCGCGCTGAACCAACTTGCGACGGGCAATAGCCATCAGTTCTCGTACCCGTAGCCCGAGTCAGGGATGTTGTCGTAGCCGATAAGCACCGTGCCGGGGCGCGGGGCAAAGGACAGGTTGGCAGCACCCGTGTCCTGCGCGATAGCCGTTTCCAGTTCCGCAAGGTAGTCACGGAAAAGGGCGGTCGTGTCAAAACCCTTTGCCTCAAAGTACTTGAGTTTGGTGGACAGCACCATTACGCGGTCGGGATAGATGCAAGTGTCCGTGTCTGCCGTAAACGAGGTCTTGGCAGCACCCGCCGCGCTCTCGGCCCATGCGTTGCTGCGATACTCAAAGCCGAGCAGTTCACCCGCGTTCATGCCGGGCCAAATCTGAAAGTACTTGCCGAGCAGCCGATAGCGGATACGCGGGCCTGTCGAGATGTAGCCCGACAGCAGCCACTCCCATTGCTGCGCCGACTCGGGGCCGAGCATCTCCCAACGCTTGCTCTTGTCCCAATGCGTGCGGTTGACGCTGCTGTAGTAATCCGACGGCAGCGCGTACTTGACCTTCTGGAATATCAGGTTGCCGTTGACCTGCGCTTCAGTCGGCTCGTAGTTGATGCTGATGGACGAACCGTTAAGCACACCCGTCACATAGGTGGCATTGGGGATGCCTACACCCTGCACCTGATAGGTCGTGTCGATGGATGCGGTGCTAGGGATGCCCGTGATGGTGTACGCCGAGGTCGTCCATGTCCCCGTGGTGCTGATGGCTTCGGTGTAGAAAGTGTGCTGCTTGGTCAGTTCGCGCCAGTCAGCACGCCGCATCAACTCGTACCCCGAGGCGTTCATCAGGGCAAGAATCTGTACCACATCCTGATTGGGGTTTCCCGCGACCGTCGAGGGGATGGGCAAACCCAGTTCAGCGGTGACCTGCTGAACCAACGCCAACATGGTTGTGGTACTCATGCGTTACTCCACGGCTGGCACTCGCTTCGGGCGACCCGGCTTACGCGCCATGAGCGCAGCCATCTGTGCCTGAAGTTCAGCCAGTTGCTTCTTGGTTTCGTCCAGTTGATTTTCCGTCTCGGAGCGGTTGCGCCGAGCAAGGAACGCTTTTGCTTTTTCGCGCAGACCAACGCCGCCCATGCCGATGCGCTGCAATTGCGCGTCGGATGCGCTGGCAATCTGCTCTACGGTCTGGAACTTCAGAATACGAAGTTCTTCGATGTGTCCACGGTTGATGTCGCCGTTGCCTTCGGCAAACCAGATGTCGAGCGAAGTGCCGACCGCAGGCGCGTCCTGCTCGTTCTGCTTCATCTGAAAATAGAGGTACTGACGCGGAAACCGCTTCTTGTGTTCCTCTGTCATCGGCTGTTCGATGATGGTCGTCTTGTCGCCGGGGATGTTGATACGCACAAACGGCTTGCCATCCCATTTCGGGTCTACATCCTTTGCGATGTAGAACTCGACTTGGAGTTGCTCGTCTGCGTTGAAAATATCGCTGTCCAAAGGCATCGTCGTTACTCCTGTGGGGAGGGGTGAAGAATCACAGGTTGTTGACCTGTGTTACGGTCGCAATGACCGAAGGAATCGCAGGCCAGACGCTTGTAGAACTGGCTGCAAGGATTCTAACGCTGGTATCGTCTGTTGCCCACATCAATTCTACATAGTTTGTGGGTTCCAACTGGATGATGAAGTTCCACGCCGCTACCGTTCTGGCTGCTGTGCCTTGAATAGCAATCGTGGTTGCGGTGTTTGCTACATTGCTGCCGTTTTTACGCAGCCAAATGTAGATGTTGCCAGCACCGCCAGAGGTCTTATCCAGTTGCGCCGAGAATTGCACATTGTAAACACCTTGATTATCAACAACGAGCCGCGACGAGGGCGAACCGATAGACACCCCGTTGCTGCTATCGGTCGTCGTAAAGGTCATGGCATAGGCGGTGTCAATGGACGCAGCGACCTGCGTGCTGGTGTCCGAAAAAGCCCCGTAGTGCAAAATAGGAACCGACCGCCCAAAGCCTTGCAGTTCTTCCCAGAGCGTGTTGCTGACGGCAAAGAACATAGCCGAGCAGTCAGGGTTAATTGTGCCGAAGCCTGCATTGTTGATGGTGCTTCCAGCGTCATACGGGTACACCGTGATGGCGTTGGCGGTGCTGTTCTTGACGATGACCGTCTCGCCCATCTCGGTCGGAGGTAGCCTTACGCCCGTGCCAACCGCTGCGCTCGTGACATTGGTGTAAACATAGGTCAATTGCAGCGCATTGCCTGCCGAGGTTCCGGCGGCGGTTACCGCGCTGATGCCGTCGCCACAAATGGAGACGGTTTTGAGGCTGTCTACGCCTGCGCCTAACACCCGTGAGGGTATCGCCATCTCAAGCCGCCATCGCCATCTTGCGGCGTTCTTCGATGATAGCGGCAATCAAGCCCGGCCCTTTGGCCTCAACGGTGATTTCTGGCATCACCGTGTAAATCATCTGGAATTCGTTTGCCTGCTGCGCCATTGCGGCGTTGCAAGTGAATTTGCGCTTCTCTGCGCCGATGTACACATCCATTGTCGGGCCTGTCTTTTCGCCCGTAAACCGCTTGATGCCGTCCGCGCGGTTGCAACTGTCGTAGCCGTACAGCACGAACTTGCGGAACCCGAGCAGGTAACCGATGTTGATGGCACGCATCCCCGAGGTTGTGCCGCCGCCTACCGCCAACTTGCCCGCACCGAGGGCTTTTAGTTCCGGCCCCTCCGACCATGAGTGCCACAGCACCACTTTGCGCTCTTTCAGCGTGTCGAAAGTGACCGGGGGGCAGCGTGAGGCAACCATGTAGGTTGTGTGCGCGTTGTGCCGCTGTATACCGCTTGTGCGGTCACGGGGGTCGAGGTTGACCCACAGGTCAGGCTCTATGCCGTTCTCGCACAGGAAGTCGTGTGCGGCCTTTACAGCGACGATAGGGCGACCCGCCTTGCGCTCTGCCCGTATGTCCTCGACGAAGTTGGGCATTGACCACCCACTCGCCACACACACGAATGTTCCATCGTGCGTGCAGAGAGCGGGGGCCAACTCTGGCAACCCACGGGCAAGCGACGAGCGAATGTTGGAACAGAGTTCCTCCGGCTCGCCAGCCGCCCGCACCGTGAGTTCCAGTTTCTGCATGGTTACGGGGTCGCGTTGGACGGAACCGGGATAACCATTGTCCACGCCGCCACGGCGGTCATGGCAGAGGTGGCAGAGGCGGTCAGTTCCGTGACCACACCCGCAACCAATGCACCCGACACCGTAGCGTCGTCCAGACGGCCTTCGGTCGTCGTGGTGTAGAGGGCGACCGCCGGGAGGCAGGAAGCCGACACATTCACGCGAACCTTGCCGCCCGTATGCACCCAACCGTAGTCGCCCGAGGCGATGGACACCTGCGCGAAGCCGACACGCTTGGTGTCAGCCACGCGGGCGGTGGTCGCGTTCGTGGCGATGTTGGTGTTGGGGATGCACACAGCGTTGTACTGCGAGATGGCAGAGGCAGCGCGGACATACACCGCCGTGCCGCCGTCATCCAGCGTGACAACCGTACCCACATTGATAGCAGGCGAAGTCTGCGTATCGGTGAGGGAGGGGTACGCGAACCCATTGACGATAACTGGCATTTTCGTATCCCCTATTAGTTGATAAGCACACCGCAGAACTGCGGGCCGGACGAGGTGAGGTTACCCGCCCAGCCAATCAGTTTCACGATAGCGTCTTGGTTGACAGCCTGACGGTCGCCGCCAATCGGGACAAAGTTTCTGTCCTTGTGGGGGCGGAACATCAGGTACTTGGTGTTGAGGAACCACATATGGTTGGCATTGCCCGTGCCGCTGTTGTACGACGA